TCTCTAGTAATTACAGACCCAGCTATTTCTTCTGCCTATGCTGTAGCAGGACAACAAGAAGCGGTACACGTTCAGTCTTACTCCTATGCCAACCTAGACAAGCTAACAATCACAGAACAAAACAAGATGATGATTGAAGCAGTTCGTAATGAGAAAGCACAAGAGCGTAACAGTCTAGTTATTGAAGTAATGGAAGAGTTAGAGACTGCGTACAAGTCTTACCTTCTAGGTGAAATTACTGTAGAAGAGTTTGCTGAGTACTTAGCTCGTGGACTAGTAGCCATGTCTGTACTAGAAGGCATTAACTTCTACTCTACGTTTATGATGTTCTACCACATTCAACATAAATGGAATATCCTAGGTGGAACAGTTTCTATGATTCGTTATATTCATAAAGATGAGTTCCAACACACATACTTAAATGGGCATACACACCGTGCAGTACTTACAGACTACCCGCTATCCCCTGAAGCTATGGAAAAGCATGTAGAGTGGTCACTAAACTTCATTCGTGAGAATGTAAAACGAGAGATTGCTTATGGAGTAGACCTATTCAGTACAATTGGTGTACGTCCTTCTGAAATTGATACTTACATTCACTGGTTAGGTAACATCCGTTGCCAGTCTCTAGGATTGCCTCTAGCATTCCCGGATGACAAGTTTAAAGCAAATGAGAATCCAATTCCTTGGATGAAAGCTTATGATGACAGCCGCTTAGATGCAGGACAGAAGATGGACTTCTTTGAAACAAACAATACACAGTATACGAAGTCTGCAGCTAAGAACACACAGATCGATAAATCAGCTCGTAAGAAACTAAAATTCTAAGGAGTGAGTTATATGGAGTGTAATAATGAATTTTGTTTATGGAGTACGTTTGGGTCATGTTGTCACGAAGATTTTTTAAAAGTGGAAAAGATTGTTACCCCTAATCAACTAGACTGTCCCGCTTCTCTACGCAGAGACTTTCAGATACAGCTCTACAAACTTCGTGACGAATGTGAAGCATTACTAGACAAGAGAAACATGAAAGAACTTATTGCAATTAAGAAGTTCATTCTCTCTCAACGGGAGGGCAAGTAAGTGAAGACTGATATGGAAGTAACCAGTGGGACGTTAAAGATTACGTCCCTAGACGGTGAATTTTATGCAGAAGTAGATATTGAAACAGGCATCACAGAGATGACCAATCATGGAGATATTAATAAGCTATATAGCTTTGCTCATGCTGTACGATCTCGTTACAGAAAGTTTATGAACAGTAAAGCAGCGGAAAACTTTTTTGAATAGGGGGAGACGAAATGGTTAGTAAGTATCGAAAGAAGCCTGTTGTTATTGAGGCAGTTCAGTTTAGCGGGAATACAACAATTGGAGATATTAAGAACTTTGTAGGGGACGCACTGGGTGTTGACCAGCAGGGAGACTACTATATTAAAACGTTAGAAGGTAGCATGTATTTTTCATGGGGTCACTATATCATTAAAGGTGTTAAAGGGGAGTTTTACCCTTGTGAGGCAGACATATTTGAAATGACATATGATAAAGCAGAATAACTACACTAAGTAGAGGGCTTTTTTAGCTCTCTACTTTTTATTTTGTGGTATAATAGAAGTATACAGAATATTCCGATAAATAACAAAGAATGGATGGTAAGAGAAAATGACTCGAAAAAAGAGCTTAAATATACACAATACAGATCGTATGTTTAATTTGAATTTGACCACTAAGCAGGAGCAAGCCAGTTTTACTAAAGTTACACGACTGAATGAGAAATTAATTGAAAGAGAGATGGACGAGCTTAAGCGTAAATCTACAAGATTCAACAAGCGTAATCGTAAATCGTATCTACTATATAAAGAGCGTTACAGCAATGATACTGTGCAGGATAAAATTATGAACCACGGAGGCTACATATACTACTACACAACAGACAGAGTTCCTGTACCTGTTATCAATCAGCTAGCCAATGTTCCTCAGTCGGAAGTAATTTACTTCTGTAAAAAAGATTATACAGCTGAAGATGTACGCAATGTCCAGCTTGTATCAATGGCAACTAAAGTAGCTATTGACGTACCAATCGTCCTTCCCGATATTAATGTATATGACTACCTGTTCTCATTGTACCCGCTTCGTTATCATGTAGACAAAGTAAACATTTCTTTCCCGGCACTATCAGAAAAGGAGATTCAAGATCGCCACAAAGAATTTTACATTTTCTACAATGGGATGTACCATTTAAAAGCTAAATATAAATATCAGTGTTTCCAGTACTTACAGGAGCCACTATCTACGTGGAAAATGAATATCTGGCTCATTTGTGACTCTAAACGAGATTTACAAATGGTAGAAAGTATGGTAGTAAGGGACAACAAACGTTTTCAACGTATGGACACTCCAGAAGAGGGGAGTGCTTTAGATGCTAATTAATCGTGAAGAGCTAGCCCGACAAATCGCTTTGCGCGGTAGTTATAAAATCCGGGATGTTGATGAAGTAATTAAACTACTAGAAGAGGTAATAGCAGATGCAGTAGAGGACGGGCATACAGTCAAGATAGGGAAGCTGATACAGATTTACCTTGATGAACTACCAAGAAAAGAAGCATATGACGGACTAAACAAACGATACTTTATCCGAGAAGCAAAGAAGGTACCTAAGGTGCAGCTGCTAAAACGATTAAAAGACATCGAAGTCCCTGTAAACAAAGAGGAAGAGGGTTAACCTGTCCTCTTTTTCTGTTGACTTTCACTGTGAGCTATAGTATGATTATAGACAAAGATATAAAGGAGGAACATGATTTGGTCAAAGTAGCATTTCTTCAAGAGTACGCCCGTGAGAATCACTTTAGACTCGAAGCAAACGGGAATATCACGAACGTATTCTTTACCCAAAGAGCAGGTCAGATTCTTAAGAGTTTAATTGAGTCTGGGCTAGGGCTTAAGCGTGGTGAATATTATCTTGACTACGCCTATGCTAAAGTCCCAAAAGTAATTAACCGTAATAATAGAGGGCAAGCCATTAAGTACAAGGTACCTAAATTGACAGGTCCTGATGGAGCTAAAGCAGAGTTTGATCTTCTGTATGAACGCATTGTAAGAGAGAAACCAGATATTATCATCCCTACAGGTAACTTAGGCTGTAAAGCGCTTCTAGGTAAATCAGAAGTGTCCAAGCTACGAGGAGTTCCCCATAAAATTACAGTAGAGATTCCTCAGAAGGAAGTACAAGAACAACCTGAGCCTATAGTAAACCCTGACAATGTAGCTAAGGTAGAAGAAATGAAGAAACGTCTGGCAATGACAGAAGAGGCGTTAGAGGCTTTCCTAGGTGCTTATGGAGATCGCTTAACGACAAATAGCCTAAATAAAGAACATGCTACACTGCTCCAACAGGTTGAAAGCCTGAAACAGCAGATTGATATGTTAGGCGGAGGAACTACTACATCTTCAGGAGACACAACGCATGAGTGCTGGGTACTGCCTATGTACAGTGTTGAATACATGCTAGTAGACCCGAACATTCAGAATCTAGTTGAAGCAGACTTTATCACTCTTAAAAAATATGTGGAGCAGGGAGAAAGAGCGTTCGAAGCTTCCCCAACAGATTACGAACATGTTACTACAATAGAGCGTGTAAGAGAAATCTTCACTCAAGACATTCCAAAGGCTCCTATTGTCGCTTGGGATTTAGAGACGAATACCTTAAAACCAGAACTAGCAGGTGCAAAGCCTCTGGTAATTTCTTTATGTTGGGAAGAGGGACAAGGAATTACGATTCCATTAGAGCATAAAGAGCACACATGGCTACCCGGTGAACTAGCTGAGATTTATAACTACATAGAAGCCTTCGTAGCCGATGAGAACATAATCAAAGTCGGTCATAATTTGCAGTACGACATACGGTTCCTCAGATTAACAAAAGGATTCAAACGATTCAATAACCACCGTGACACAAAAGTCATGTACTATCTATTAATCAATCAGAATGTAGAGAAATCTTTACGATTGAGCGACATGGCTTACGAGTTAACAGACATGGGTGGATATGACCGTGCTCTAGAAGTCTTCAAGAAAGACTATTTAGATCAGAAGTTGCAAGAAGATAAAGAACGCATTGAACAAATGAAGTTAGAACACAAGCAATATGTCGCTAAGTTAAAAGCAGAACACCAGCTACTTATGCAACAGGAGAAACAGATAGCTAAACAGGAAGGCAGAAGACCTGTTATTACCAAGCTAGAAATTCCCAAGAAGACATTTCCTAGTGCTACCGCTCCGCGCAATGAAGTAGACGGAGGAAACTTTAACTATGAATGGATTCCTTTAGTATCCATGCTCTCTCCTTATGCTAGTGGTGACGTAGACTGCTGTTTACGTATTCATAATCACCTAGACTTGTTAGGACAAAAGCCAGAGAACGCGGCTATCCGTATTCTTTACACAAACCATTACCCACAGTTAACAGATACACTAGCTGCTATTGAAGCTAACGGTGTAATGATGAATACAGAGTACACACAAGGGCTAGCAGATGCTTATGAAAAAGAAGAGAGACGTATTGTAGAAGTTATGCGTGAGTACCCAGAGGTAAAACAGCTCGAAGAAGAGATTTTAAAACTTTACCAGATTGGTTTAGAAGAATTTGCTAAGCCAGTAAAAGATCGTGACCCGGATGTAGTTAAGCTCCGAAATAAGTATAAAGATGAAGAGGAGCGCATATTCAATCCAAACTCATCTGACCAGAAGAAGAAAGTACTGTTCAAATATACAGGGAATAAGCTACCATTTAACAAAACATTCCTAGTAGACAGTGCCGTGGAGGATAACATTCCTGAGGAGGAAATTGACTGGATTCACTATAAAGCAGATAAGACAGCTTTAGAATATATTAGTGAAAACTTTGAAGAGACAAAAGAGCTGGCAGATTGGCTACTTACTCACTCCTTAGTTAAAACCCGTAAACAGAACTTCACGTATAAACTGCTTGCAATGGTAGATGCTCAAGGTAAACTTCATGGTGGATTTAACCCGACAGGTACTGAGACATCTCGTCTGTCATCATCAGACCCAAACCTACAGCAGCTTCCACGTAAAACAGGGGATGTAACACGATTCGACTACCAACACCCAATTAAGCGTATGTTCGTAACAAGCTTCCCGGGTGGAGCATTACTACAGCTGGATTATAGCTCTCTAGAGTCACGTATTCTAGCATTAGCTGCAGAAGATGACCAGATGACACAAGCCTTCCTTAATGGGGATGATATTCATAAGGAGACAGCTTCACTGGTATTCGGTATCCCTATTGAAGAAGTTACAGACGATCAGCGTTCTTCAGCTAAGAGTACCACGTTCGGTATTGCCTACGGAGAAACACCGTTCTCTTACTATAGTAAAAACGGTATGACTCTTGAGCAGGCTGAAAAGTTGTTCGAAGACTTTTTCCGTAACAAACCGAAGATTAAAGCATTCATTGATGCTACACACGAATATGTAAAGAAATACGGCTTTGTAGAGTGTATGCAGGGATTCAGACGTAGCCTTCGTGATATCTATTCACAAGATAAGTCTAAAGTAAACGGTGCGCTCCGTAAGTCTGTAAATACCCGTATTCAAGGTACAGGTGCTTACTTAACGAACTCCTCTGTAATCCTTATTAATAAATTTATTGAAACAAAAGGGTTACGATCTAAAATTGTCTTAACTGTACATGACTCCATTGTATTGGATTGTCCACCGGAAGAAGTGCATTTAATGGCTCAAGTAGCTCGTCACATCATGGAGAACTTACCTATTGACTGGTTGTTTATTGATTGGAAAGGTGAGAAAATCCGTTACCCAATCAAAGCAGATGTAGAGATCGGTGTTAACTATAACGACATGGTAGGCTACGATGCAGAAGAGCTTAACACGTTCCAAAACATTGCAGGATATTGTAAGTTCCACAATGACCTGAAACAGGTGAAGAACTACAAGGAATCTAAAGTTATAGACAAGGAAAAGGCTGAGCAATTAAAAACAGCTATTGAAGAACGTAAACCCGTCTATCAAACTGCAATGTAAAAAGTTTTAAAAAGTTTGTATTTTATACTTGCAATACAGACAAGGTTATAGTATTATAGATTATAGAGAGGGAACAAGCCCTCTCGAATAACCTTAAAGGGGGAAAGGTATTGGATATTAACATCGGTGACTTTGATTTTGGTACTCTTCGACTAGTCAATGAAGCTGGTCAATATGAAGAGTATAACTTAGAGGCAGAGCTGAGAGTAAATGAAACTACTTTACTCAAAGACATGCTTGAACAGCCTGCAAAGTTCGTTTACTGGGCATCGGTTCTAGAGAAGCTAAAGTACTTCCAAGAGAGTAAAGAGCTAGAATCTGAAAAGGTTATAGCGCAACTTGATACAGCAGCTAGAGATAAGTGCAAGCAAGATGGTTCGAAACCTACAAAAGACTTAGTAGAGACGTATCGTAAAAGCCAGCCTGAATATGAAGCTATTATGAAAGAGATACACCACTTAAATTTTATTGTAGGTCGTGTAACTCGTATCGTAAAAGCATTCGAGCAGCGTAAGGATATGTTACAGTCTTATGGAAAGCAGGTAGCTGAACAGAAGATGTATGGTCAAGGTGCCGGTACCCGGATTGAAGACTACGATTATAATAGATTGAATGGAGGGGCATAAAATGGTATACAAACTGCAGTTTTTTAGTAGAGACGGAGAAGACTGTGGAAGTAAGATCGTAACAGAGCAACAGGCTGCTACTTTCTTATTTCATTGGATGAAGAAAGACGATACTAGGTACGTAGAGATAGGCAATACGGCTATGACTACAAACCATATTCATAAATTCTCCTTAGAACACTACACAGGTTAAGGGGGTGTCTAATGCTTAAGAAGTTTATAGTATTTATCCTGTATCTAGGGTTTACCTTTCTTTACTGCCTCTTTTCAACTATGCTGACTGATCTATTCTTTGGTAAACCATCATTCAGTGACCCACAGTGGTACACTTGCTGTGTATTAGGTCTGTTATCTGCTCTCATTATTATGCACAACTATGAAAAGATGAAAGAGCAAAAAGAGAACAAAAAAGTTAAATAATTTAGTATAAAATGCTTGACCATATCATACACTGTATGATACAATATTAATAGAGTTGAGGAGACAAGCTCTTTAACTACTAAAACCATTATTAGGAGGAAGCTACATATGTCATTTGCTGATATCATCAACCAAGCTCAGAAGGAATTAGATTCACAATCAGGAGGTAATTCACCTAAGGTAAAGTATCCTGAAACAAAACACAAGCGTTTATTCTACGCTAAAGATCAACGTGAAATTCTTGTTCAAATCTTACCTTCCAAAGATTTAGTAAGCTCATTTGCAGAGCCGTTACGAAAAATCTTCTTAAGTGCTAAGTCATCTTCAGGTAAACAAATCAACTCAAACTTTGTATTGGATGCTGCACCTAACCCGGGTTCACTTCTTGAACAAAAGATTACACAGTGGGCTGATGCTGGATTAATCCCTAACGGATTCGGTGGACAACAATCACCTCGTAGCTACTACTTAGTAAACTGCGTAAACATTGTACAAGTTGCACCAAACCAATGGGCACAAGAGCGTGACCAAAACGGTAAATTGATTGTTCGTACATTCGAAGTACCTCAATCAGGTTTTGCTAACCTACTGCGTAAGTTGAAAGACCCGATGTTAAACACATCTCAAACAGAACTTTCATTTATGCATCCTGACAAAGCAGCACCTATTAAAATCTCAAAACCTGCTAAAGGTCAAATGGAGTACCCAGTGGAAGTGTATACAGCTATTCCATTACCTCCATTAGGACAAGGTTGGGAAAATGAATTAGAAGATTTAAAAGCTCAAGTAGTTCCTACAGAGCGTTTAGAGAATGGCATGCAGTGGGTACAAGCTTTCGTAGATATGAAAGAAGGACGTAAGCCAAACCAACAACAAGATGGTGGACAAGGTCAAACAGCTCCACAGCAACCTGTAACTAACCCTTATGCAGGAGCACCTACGACACCAGCTATGCTTACACAACCACAGCAACCAGTACAGCCTAATCCGTATGCGGCTCCGCAGGGACAAGTTGACACTAACCCATTTGCTTTACCTAGTCAACCTGCTACTCCTAACCCTTATGCGGCACCAACTACACCGCAACAACCTGTTACACCAGCTATGCCTACACAGCCAGCACAACCTACTGGTCTAGTAGAAGATAACATGCCTGACTTTGCTGCTTCAGTTCCAACTCAACCAGTACAAGATACAGTGCCAACACAACCAGCGTTTAACATTCCGACACAGCCAACGGTTCCAACACAACCAACTGTGCCAACTACACCAGAGGTTCCACAGCAACCTGAAGCGCCTGTAGCTCCTTCAACACATAACGTGGCTACAAACAGCAACAACATGTTTGACGTAGACTCTATGCTAGCTGCTGAAATGGCTAAGATGAATGGTGGACAACAATAATTTAAGAGAGTACAGAGTAGTAGCCTAGTTGAATACTAGGCTCTACCCTTGAAATAAAACAATATATTACTAGGAGGAAGATCATGGATAACAAAGTTGTAAAAGTAACTCACCCGCTATTAACTGAGAAGTATACACAGGTATATCACGAGGCAGACCCTAAGTTTAATGCCCCTCACCATTTTGATGTTACAGACACTAAAGGGAATCTACTAGCAGGTATCAACTTCCAAGAAGGTCCTATTTTAGAAGCAGGTGTAAATGGAGTCTGTAATGAGGATTTACTCGTTATGGTCTTACTTCGTTTGCAGGGGTTCCAAAACAGTCCATTCTCGTGTAAGGAAAATGCTATGGCTATTACAAAGATTGAAGAAGCTTTACTCTGGTTACGCAAACGTACAATGGGTCGAGAGCAGCGCAACGTAGAGGGTACTCACGAAGTCTAAGACTATATCAAACATATAAGTTACACAGTTATCTATTACTTATTGGAGGGAATTTAACTTGGCTAAAAAACAAACTAAAAAATCAGCAGATATTAACTTGGCACAACTTGGAGCAGACGCAGGACTAGTACTATTACGTGATTCAGATTATGCAATGGTATTTGACCGCTTGCCTCTATTCTTACCTCGTGTAGACGTAGTAATTGGGGGCGGGTTACCATTCGGACGAATGATCGAAGTTGCAGGTCGAAATGCTGGTGGTAAATCAACTCTAGCTTTCCATGCCGCTCGTGTAGGTACTTCTCTAGGATGTATCGTGGTTTTAGTAGACGTAGAGGGCACAGCTGACCGTGAACGTCTTGGTCATTTAGGGCTAGATACAAGTAAAGTACTTGTTAAACAACCTGACCCAGAAAAAGGTATTGCATTGACTGTAGAAGAGATTGGTCGTACAATTGAAGACACACTAGCTGTATTCAAAAAGATGTATCCAGATACACCAGTTATTTTCATCTGGGACTCTGTAGGACAAACCCCTTCTAAAGTAGAGCTAGAGAAAGATTATGGAGAGCAAAACGTAGGAGCTCGTGCAAAAGCTATTACACAGTTCATTACAAAGATTGCTCCTCAAATCTCTGAAACAAAGTCTATGTTAATCGCAATCAACCAAATTCGTGATGATGTAGGTGGAAACACAATGTTCCCTACAATGAAAGTACCGGGAGGTAAAGCTTGGGAACACTTTGCATCACTACGTATTGAAATCAAGAAGAAGAAAGCTCTTGATAAAACAATCAATGGTACGAAACAAAAGATCGGTCACATTATGGGTGTAAAGGTAAATAAATCTAAAGTTTGCCGCCCACATCAAGAAGCAGATGCTTACCTAATCAGTGATGATGGTATTCATTACGAATATAATCTTATCGAGATGGCTATTGACGCTAAGATTGCTAGTAAACCGGGTCAAAGTTACGAGTATGTTGACCTAAATGGAGAAATCCATAAGAAAACTAAGGACGAGTTCCTACGCTGGATGGCTGAAGACTTTGACGGTAAGGTTGTACGAGAAGAAATTCTTAATCGTCTAGTAGAGATTGAGTTCCCAGAAGGGTACCCTGCTCTAGGAAACAAAACGTTAGGACTAGAGGGCTGGATGGATACTGTACATGCTGCAGGATTAGTTACAGCAGACACTTTACCAGCAGGAAATGCTACACAGAGTGCAGATGATCTTCTAAGTGCAGCACAGAGTGAAATCGAGGAGGCAGGGGAATGATTCCCTTCTCTCCTTATTATAGAAGAGGGGTGGGAAATGGTATGCAATCCGACAATAGAGACATTGTAACGGATACACTAGACTACTATAGAGCTCGAACCAGTAGTGGTGTATCTGGTACCCCTAAGCCCTACCTGAGTATCCAAGACAAGCTTACCCGCTGGATGGAGGAAGGAAAGAAAGTATTAGTAGACGTTAAAGATTCCTATAGTGTGCAAAGAGTCGTTGTCAAATTCGACTATGTAAGCGATCGTTGGGCTAAAGGAACATCTATATGCTACTCGGAAGGGGAAGAGATTCTGGTTCCTTACACAATCCATTTTTCAGACATCTTGTGTAAACGAATGAAAGTGATAGTAATACCGGAAGGAGAGAACCCATTTTCAGGAGGTAACCATGCCTACAGGTGAACATTTAATCAAACATGGGTTGAGTAGAACTAGAATTTACTTGATATACCGAGGAATGTTACAGAGGGTACTAAACCCTAACAGCAGCGGGTACAAGTACTACGGTGGACGAGGCGTAACTATATGTGAGGATTGGGTAGATAAAGATACAGGGTTTATCAACTTTTACAACTGGGCTATGGCTAATGGCTACTCTGACGATCTCTCTATTGATAGAATAGAAGTTAATGGTGGTTATGCTCCCGATAACTGTCGCTGGATTACTAACGAAAAGCAGCAAAATAATAAAACAAACAGCCGGTTTGTTACCTACAATGGAGAAACAAAAACTCTGGCTGAGTGGTCTAAATCGTTAGGAGGAGGTAATTCCCTTGTAGCTGAACGACTTAGGTTAGGCTGGGGTGTACCGGAGGCAGTAACAACCCCTCCGGTAAAAATAAACCAATATCACCCAAAAGACATAACTTACAAAGGTAAAACGCAATCACTTAGAGATTGGTCTAGGGAGTTAGATATAGCCTATAAAACACTGTCAGGCAGGTTGAGAAAAGGCTGGTCAATAGAGCGGGCATTCTCAACAACACCAGAAAAGAAGTTTTCAACAGCCAAAAGAAAAGAGGGATAACCTTGGCTAGGGATATTGAGAAAGAGCAAGAGCAGATATTGAATGGAAACCGCTTTATGGTAAATACCTCGGAAACAACTGGGGTATTTCTCCGTGATGTGGACAAGTTAATGCACCAGTACCGTAACTTACGGATGAGCATTTTCTCTACCTATAAGGACTATCTTCCTGACCCGGTGTCACAGGATGAATTGATTAGTTATATCGATGAGCAGTTTATTCGACTGGTCAAGGAATATGACATTAATGGTCCTGTCGATTTTCCCGGTTACATTAAAACAAAATTAAACTACCGTGTCAAGCATAGCTACATTAAAGGAGAGTACAGAGATCGTCACCGGGTGTTTATCCCTAAGAATGATTTTGATGTTTCCAACTTTATAGAGAGCAATCCAAGTAAAGACGCAGACCTAGATTTCTATGAAGTACTGGAATTTGCCTTACGTGGTATGCAGCTTTCTGAACTGGAAAAGGAAGTACTATTCTTCATGATGCAAGAGATGACCGATTCACAGGTAGAGAAGGCAGTCAAGAAAAAACATCCCGGAAATAAGTATAGTTCTACAGTTATTCGTGACACGTTAAAGCAGATGCAATCGTTCATTAAATACCGATTACATGAAGCTTTAGAGACGGAGTAACTGCTATATTATATAAAGTACTTAAAAAGAAAGGATGGTTAATATGGATACAAACAAACCTGTACCAACAGCAAAGCAGGTGGTAGATATTCCGCTAGAAGCACCTAAGCTTTCATCAAAGTTAGTAGCGATCACAATTTTCTACCTTCTTGTTATCATTAACGGTGTAGCTGCTATGTTTGGTGTAGACCTGCATATCAGCCCTAACTACGATGGTATCTATGAAGGCGTATCAGCTCTAGCTTATGTTGCAGCTTTTGCCTTTGGTATTTGGAAGAATCACAACTTTACTAAAGAAGCTCGTGTAAAAGCAGCTGTTGTAAAACAAGTCGAAGTTAAAAAATAACTTATACCCGAGAGGAGAACAATCGATATGAAATTAGCAGATTACATGAAACAGAGTACAGTCACTTTAACGGACGGAGACTACCTTGTAGCTAATACATCCGCAGTAGGATACTTACCTACTTATAAGGATACAGTAGGGCTACACAGCGGTCAGTACATCTTTAAAATTAAAGCTGGAACTAACACAGGAGAATTTAATATTATTCCTATGGTGACAAAAGCAGACGGTAAAACGTATGTAGAAGACACAAAAAACCCTATCATCACAGTTAAACCTACGCAGGTTCAATACGTAACAAACCGTAATGACCCTAAATACCGTGATGTTTACCGCTCACCTAATGCACATACACAAGTAGTGCCTGCAGGAGAAGAAGCACGTCATGCATTAGCTGCGTTCATTGCGTTTGCAGATGCAGAATACTCATTAGGAGTACAGCACTTCCAAATTGAGGGTGCAGACTATTTAGATATGTAAGAATATTTAGTATTATTACAGACAGATTGAAGAGAGAAACTGTAACCCGGTTCCTCTCTTCTTTTTTATTGTAAAAAACCTGAAATATTTATTTCTTTTTAGTTGACTCCTAGACTATAAGCTGGTAATATATAGACAAGGAGTTATAGTCTCCTAATTTTTAAGAGGAGGGTGATTATGGACAAAGGTAAAAAGAAGATACTACGAGTATTTACTACAACTTCATTTGAAGGCGTAACAAGCATTGCCATATTGGAAGAGCTTTTAAAGAATACAGATGAAATACAGCTAGACGTACGATATGTAAAAAATCTGGATTTCCGGGACTACGCGGATTTTGCAGACGCAGATATCGTACTAGCCTTAGGGACTCCTTATAGAGGGTACAATTTACCTACGGAGTTCTTTCTTAACCTAGACGTACCATTCATGGACTTCCTGCACTTCAGCACATGGGGAGAAGAGCTTGGAGGGGAACACATTACGTCACAGGTTAACGAGAACGAAGACCCAATCAAGCAGCTGGCTATGTTTATAAGTAGATTCCCAGAATCTAGTCTGCTAGCTAAATATATTGAGTTTACAGAAAAAGCGTGGTATCTTATTGAAGCGGTTAATGCATACCGCACATGGTCATGGGAGAACAACAGCATAACTCGAATGCTCTTAGCGCTTTATCATGCTAGCTATAAGTGGCTGCCCTTGTTAATGCGTGGATTGTCAATAGAAGAAACCATACGGAAACACGCACCGATCATTCAGGGACAGATGGAAAAGATGAAGGATTATATAGACAGAAAGAAAGAGACGGTTAAATCATTTAACGTGGAAGTAGATGGACAGCAGTGCAAACTGTTTGTGGCATATGCAGACGAGTACATAAACGAATTGGCTAATGACATACTTACAACAGAACAGACAGCAATGCCTACAATTGTTTGTGTAGGGCGCTCTACAAAATCGAGTGACCTATTTTCTATCCGTACCACAAAAGTAGAGGCAGGTAAAGTAGCGTGGCTTATTAACGAGGGTTCAGGAAAAGACAGCGTAGCTAACGTATTTACCGGGGTCAGTTATGCTCAGCTAATGGGCACAGGAATCGCTCAGAAGTTGGCTCAACTGGAAGCATAGGACAGGAACTATGCTATAATTATAAGAGGGGGAAAAAATATGCATAAAAAATTAAATGAACTAGTAGGCGCTTCAGGAGTGACTACGGACGAACTGTTTGACGAGATCACAACTATTTTAGAAACTGAAGGTACAATGGTAGAAGATAAAGAGATTGCTCCGTCAAGCAGACAGAACAACATATCAGAGCTCGTAATGACTTCATACAGCGTAAATGATGCGCTTTACACACTTTGGTATCAAGTCCGTACTCCCTTCTCAGACAAGGATATGACGTGCTCATACGGGTTTGAGGAAGCTGCTCCTACAGTACATACAAAATAGGAGTGAAATAGGATGGAAAACAAGCATTTAACAAGTCAAGAGAAAGAAGCATTACTTACACAGGAAGGCGCGTATTCAGCAGTAATGGGTTATTTAATGGCGGAGCGAGGCAAGATTGCTCCTGCCGTTTTCAATAAGCACGTTGCAGAATTAGGTTATTTGAAGTTAAACCGGGATGACCTAATCGACTTTGCTAAAGTAATGGACGAAGATGAAGTATTGTCTTCCCTTTACAATAAAGCAAAGACACGATTAATTAAGCTGGACGAAATTCCTAATGGTATTGGAGACACCGATGAACTAACAGAGAGTGACTTGTTTAATCTTGTTACAAATTATCTAGTAGACAACGAGGAGAATAACGCTAGACTGCGTGAAATGCGTCATTTACAACGTAAAGGCATTTACATGAAGCAACTAATGGACGGAATTAAGAAATACCTTGTAGACGAGCTAAAAGGTATGCCTCGTATGAAGTATTTGACAACACCTACTGTCCCACCACAAAAAGGGGACAAGAGTATTATCTTAATCGTATCTGATTGGCATATTGGGGCTGTTGTTCATAATCCTGACACAGGCGGATACAACTTTAAAAAGCTAACATTACAGGTAGATAACATGATTAACGTATTGCTTGAATTGATTGAAGATTTAGATATTAAGCATGTATACGTTTTCCATGCAGGAGACACAATTGAACATATTAACATGAGAAATGTTAACCAAGCGTTTGAATCAGAATTTAGTGCTGTTCAGCAAATTGCTAAAGCTTACCGTTTAATCATTGATTTACTAATTAAGTTGTCTAGTAGAGTTCATGTGACGTTTGGAGCAGTAGCAGGGAACCATGACCGATTCCAAGGGAATAAGAATGATAAGATTTACAATGATACCGTGACGTATATTCTTGTGGACGTTCTGGACATGCTACAGGATACATTCGGACAACTTCCTAACGTTACTCTAATTGACAACCGGGAAGATACGTACGAGTTTACAGTTAAAGTAGCAGGCAAACGAGTTAAGGTAAAACATGGAGATCACGAGAAGAAAAAGGATGACCAAAAAATACCTAAGCATATTAAGGAAGAACCAATTGATTACTACATCATGGGGCATATTCATACTTCTCGTTTTATTCAAGAAGATTATCACCGATTCCATGTGTACGCAGGTAGCCCGATGGGTGCTAACGGTTTCTCTAAAGAGCTAGAGCTACCCACTACTACTGCGTCACAGCTTATCATGGTGCTTACAGAGGGAAGTAACACACCATACTTCATCCCTCTTATGTTTAATAAGGAGGGCAACCTATAATGCTAGATTTATTAGGTAATATTTTCATAGTCGTAATTCTTTGTACTTTTGTAGTTAATCTATTCGGAGTAAGCAAGAAAACGAAATTGCTAAAGCAGCAAGGGGAAGACCCGCTTGTTCCACTAAGCTTAACCCTTGTTATTGTTGCTGCACTTGCTGAGTATGTATTAATTACCTTGCTAATAACTGCCGTATTCGACTGGTTCAACGTAAAAGTGACACTGGTACCAGTCGTAACTGTCTTTGCAGCAGGGTACGTACTCCGTAATGCATCAGCATGGTTGTCTGCTTGGGGTGTCGTTTCTACTTATACGTATATAGAGAGACGAAAGATGAAGAAACAAATATTAGAGGACAAAGAGACAGCGCTATAAGCTGTCTTTTCTTTTATAAAAAAAAAAAGTTTTAAAAAGTACTAGACAAGTAGTCTATAACCATGCTATACTAAGCTTGTATCACACAGACAACCTATAAAGGAGGAAACAAAATGTTCACAGAGAAGAGAGTACCAATCATCGATCGAACAGTTGTAGAGGAGGAGGATTTTATTACTTTTTGTACAGTAGATAAGGAGTACACTAGTGCAGATGGAGATTATATCTGGGTACAAGGTGAAGCAGTTAATGGCATCGTGTATAGTGTTCAAGAAGAAGTAGTACGAATTGTAAACTCTGCTGAGGAGTACACGGATTTATACATGCATAGTTTGTTAGGTTCTCCTACATTTGATGAAGACATAAACAATTCAGGTCACAAGGTTTTAGGTATTATGAAAAACGCTATCTCAAAGGAGGATAAATAGTATGTTTGCTAAGAAGGAAATTGACGTTTTTGACAAAGAAATATTCGAGAAAGGGAAAGTAGTCATCTACTGTTCTGTAAGTAAACTAGGAGGTGATATGTTTCAGGAAGGTATATCTCTTGCGGGGATTGTTACAGAAGTTACAGAGAGCCATATTCGTCTCATGACTTGGAGCGGAGACAAGCACACCATTTTTGTTCACCAGCTGCTAGGTTCTCCGGCACTTGATAAGACTAACGGTAGACTTTTTAAGATTTTCAGTGTTTTCTCTCCAAAAGAATTAAAAGAACTAGGAAAGGAGCAATAACATGTTAGAATTATTCAAAGCAAACACAGAGTATATCTTCGATTCCGAGAAGATTAAGGTAGGGAGTATTGTTGCACTACGTAGAATTGCAACAGACGGTACATTCGATGAAAGCTTTAGCTGGGATAGAGTCCCATTACTGAATGCTTTAGTTACAGCAGTAGACCGTGAAAACATTCGTATACTGACCCCTTATGGAGAGTATGTCGATATTATCTCAGCCTGTGTTGTTGATTCTCCGTCATTTGACCCGACAATCGGAATAATTGTTAAGATTTACGCTGTAACAGATTCAATCTATACTGGAGAGTGAGATCATGGCAACGAACGACTGGACAGAATTAATCAACCCTAACACAGACATTCTCCGCTACATCAAAAAAGGTGTTCTATACGTAAGAAAGCAGCCCTTCTACGTTGTAGAACTTATAAAAGAGAATCAAGTAGCCTACGTGATTGTGTATAAAGTACACCCGGGCACAGAAGACAACCCTAAGAAAGCCGCTACAGAGGTGGTAGTAAACAATGGTAAGTATAGTACTCGATCACTCTTAGCGCAGCTAGCAAGTCGTTACTTCCCATCTAAGAAGACGACAAAATGGATTCCTAACCCTCCGGTGTTTATTGCACCTGTCGTACCTAACCAGCAGGATACATTCACAGGTAAAATCGAGTCGGGGTTCTTTGAAAGAGAAGAAGACCGTTTCGATGTAATAGGAGGAGAAAAGAAGTTTATCAGGGGAGAAAATACAGGAGTGTTTATCGGACTTTCTTCTATTGATTGGGAAGACGGGTATAGCATTCCAACAGAGTCACTTGTAAAAGCTCTAGTAGAATATCAAACAAAAGATGACTTCTTTGATTTTACAGGCAATAATGAAGATAAGAATAACCCACTAGCTTCATATTATGAGGGAGGAAAATTAAAATGAAAAGAAAATTAATGATTGTAGCTGTTCTGACAGGTTTAATGATTGCTTCAGTAGGTTGCCAACAAGCAGCTAAACGCTTCGGAGGGTCTATCACAGTAGACTTACCGAAAGGAGAGAAACTAGTAAATGTAACTTGGAAGGATAGTAGCTTATGGTATCTAACACGTCCGATGACAAAGAATGACAAAGTAGAAACGTACAAATTTAAGGAAGATAGTAATTTTGGTATTCTAGAAGGTACTGTAACTATTAAAGAACACAAAGGAGGAAAATAGGATGAATATTATGATTGGTAACGATTATAAGTTAACTGCTGATATGCATAATGTTATTTTGAACAGACGTACAATGACAGTAGTAGACGGAGTAGAGGTACCTAGTGATAACTTTAAACAAATTGCTTTCTATCCGAACGTTCCTATCGCTTGTGCAGCTCTTCTAACGAAAGACATTCTATCATCTAGTGAAGCAGAGTCCATTCAAGAGCTTATGGAATTTGTTAAGATGACCGAGGAACAGATTCTTACAGCAGTCAAAGAGTACGTGAAGGAGGTGAAAGCGTGACTCCTATATTCATCGAAGAGGTACATACAGTGGAGGTACAACAAACAGACCTTACAAAGAACCTAGAAGGGCATAATGTGTTAAAAGTTTCCCTAACAGGGAGACATAAGGGGATAACCCAGAAGTACTATCGTATCTGGACAGAGCACCAATGGGAAGAAATTAAAAAGCAAGGTTACTTCTTGCAGTAGGAGGACAATTATGGAATGGGTTATTAGTTTCGGAATTGTAATAGCAGGGATATTTGTTTTCCTTTCCCTGCTAGTTGGATTAGCTTGGCTTAGAGGTGGAAAGGCGCATGAAAACGACTTCTGGGTTGCTATAGGGTTTATAATTTTTATGGTTGCATCCACGTATTTTGTACATGACATGTTCTTTGTAGGAGGGAAATAATATGAAAACAGCATTAAAAGCAACAAAACAGGTAGGTATATACATTTTAGAGCTACTCTACCTAATTGCTATGTGGGTAGTTATCAACATTACTACTTCAGGACTAATAAAAGAAGGACATGTAGTATCAGCTATCATCTTCCTGTTTGTTGCATTCTATCTTGTGCTGCTATCTATGAGAATGTATAGTAACTGGAAGAGTAAGCGAGTAGAAGGTCTAACCACTACACTAAAACACACATTGGTTGAAGAAGCAACATATGTCTTTACAATCACGGTTCTTGCCTCTCTTGTGTACACTGGCGTTGAATTATATCATCATAAAACTTTACTGTTCTACGGGTTCACAGGGGCATTTGTGCTTTCTGTTGTATGCCTTATTATTACAGGAGTTATTAAAGTAACGGGACGGGGGAACTAAGAGATGAATATAGGTGAAAAGGTACTAATGGCTCTTGCGATATTCGGTATACTTATGTTAGGTGCAGCTGTTTCTATAGGTCTTATCTTTGGGGTAGGATGGGTCTGTATAAGTGTACTCGGTCTATCTAGTAAGGTAGCAGGTATTATTGCCGTAGCAGTGTTCTTGTTTGTTTTAATTCTATTAGTAGTTTTCTTGGAGGGTTGATAAATGACAGCATTAATGTTTTCCTTACTGTTTGTTCTTAGTGGTTTTTGTGTAGGAGTAGCCGTAGCGTTCCTTTATAAAGAGGTATCAAAACTGGCAGCTATACTACTATTAATTATCTGGTTAGCGTCATTTGTCTATTCCTTAAACTTTTTAATACAGATGGTAACATTCTGGTGAGGAGGGTTGATTAAATGCAAACAGCTCTAATAAACGCAGGGTTGCTTACTCTCCTCCTACTAGTTATCGTTCTATCTATTATAGGTACAGGTTATCTTGCAGCTTGGATATCGGATAAGTTCGGTATCCTCTGGGGAGTACTACTGATCGTGCTTTACATGTTTGTTGTATCATTAATCTCAGAATTAACGGAGGCGCTATAATGGAGATTATCTTGAATGCCCTAAAGTTCACTGTAGCGTTTATCCTAGTCTTTGGCGGAGCTCTCTCCGCTATAGCCCTTTTAATGTATGCGTTGGATAACTGGAGCACACGTTGGTCAGTAGCCCTAGTTGCCCTGTATATCTTCATATTCTCTATATTAGTACAATTAGACATATAGGGAGTGAGTTGTATGGGTAAGTTTTACGAGGATGAAGTAAAAAAATTAATTTTAGAAAAGAAGCGTATATTTCTTACGGATGATACCAAGAATAGTACTGTAGTGTTCGAAAAGGCTATCTCTATCGGGTCTACAATCGCTGACTGTCTTATATTTAGTCAGGAGAAAGGGCTTATAGGGGTAGAGATTAAAACAGAGCATGATACAACACGTAGGCTAAATAAGCAGCTAAAGAATTACAGTCAGGTTTGTGATATTGTCTACGTACTCTGTCATGATAACCATGTAGAGAAAACAGAGGATATTCTTGTAAAGAATGGACATCACCATGTAGGTATCATTGCGTATACTGTGTTCAGAGAGGAAGGGATACTTGGGATTTATAAGCCTGCACAGAGATCACCTTATAAGAATGTACGTATGACGTTTCAGATGCTGTGGAAGGAAGAAATATCCAATATTCTAGGTAGTTTTAAACGCCAGATGAAAACTCTGGAAGAACAGGGACTTAAAGTAGATATTGCCAAATCTCGTTCTAATGGGTTACATGGTCTTTATGTTCAGTCTAACGCTAGCACGAAGTATCTAAAGAAGACTGACATGATAAACATGATTGTAGCAAGGCTGGGAGAGACTGAAGCAAACAATTTGCTTTGCGATATCTTCATTAAAGGACGCATGCATCCTGAGAAAGCATTACGCTTTTACCAATTTAAAGCTAAGATTTAGTAAATAGAGGTATTGTACTTCTAAGATACAACGTGCTATAATATCCATATAGAGAGCTGACTTAGTCAACAGCGGCTCTCTAACATGGGAGCAACGTTAAACAACGTAGAAGGAGATGTTAGACATGGGTAAAGAAAAAATTAGCTTAGTTCGTTATGCGGGAGACTATTGGGTAACATTGGCGGGGGTAACTGCAGTAAGGAAAGTAGATGGTTATTCTAGCCTAGCTTCAGTTAAAAGTGCTATACGTACGTACGTAGTTAAACAAGACTCAAGTAAATACATCGCATTCCGTGGTGAGACTCAATTAAAAAATATCGTACAAGAAAATATTACAAATCCAATGTTTAATCCCGAGGAGTTTGAGGGCACACGTACAGCGTTAATACATTGGAGTATGTTAGATGGTATTAACGAACGCTTCAAACTTGAGACGGAATATGAGAATGACTTCTTACGCTTTATGGAAGAAGCAGAAGATTATATGGAGCAAAATGTAAAGCCTGCTGAAGAAGAGCAAACCGCAGATGATGAAAACTTTATTAGTAACCGTTCAGCTATTATTCGTCAGTTACGATCTGACTTAAACCGTCTAGACCGGGAGATGGAAACTAAATCTCGAAACCGTGAGAAAATCCTTCAAGCAATTAATGCGATGGAGAGCCTAGAAATCGAAGATTTTCAGTAATTATGTTACAATGTAAATATAGAGTGAGGGAGGTGACATTCTAAGTGTCACCTTTTTTATGTCCTTTTTTCCTTGACAAACTTACTCTGTATGATATAAAATACATGCATAGGTGGTTACAGAGATGGGTAATAACAGCAGCTTTAACAGAAGTAAAGCCAGAGGAACAGAAGCTAGGGGGATGACCGGGCTGAATGGGAATGGTAAAGACGCGTATAAGAAGTCCCTACAGAGTACGAAGGGGCATTATAGGGTAGCGTTTACTCGTTCATTTAGTCAGGTTACAGAGAAGGATGTAGAGCTTCGTAAGAAGTACGCTATAGACTTAATCTCTGAGGAGATTGCAGTACCTGCAGACATCATCACCCTTAGAGCTAAACGTGACTCTGGAGAACAGACGATCACTGCACGAGACGAAGTGTATTATGTAAAGGTAGGGACTACTAACTGTGGTAAAATCTCTATCCGCACCCAGCGACACTGGAAAGGAATTATCCTTATGTTTATATTCCAGACAAAAGGAGCTCCTTTAAGAGAGAAGAAGAAAGGTTTCACTCGTAGTGTAGGGTTTAAAAAACGTACCAAGAGTCAAGTGCAGGCATCTAAGCGTAAAGCCTATAATAATCGTAAAGGAGGAACTAACTAATGAAAGTTAGCGCATTCAAAGAGCATAAAGCAAGTTTACAGAAAGTTAAGAATTTACTAGAAGATGACAGCAAGAAAATTCAAGGGGTGTTTTACACTAACTCCTTCTTCAGCCAACGTTACTTAGCTAGAGCACACTCTATCGTAGACGAGGTAAATGTTGCAGAGGATAGAATTAAGTTAACGATCTCTTCTCGTGTAGAGACACAGGGACTGTGGGAGCTAGATAATACATTAGATGCTTTAGTA